GAGCAATTATCATGCGGTGTTATACCAACCGTCACCGCCACCACGATTTCCTGAACCGCCCGAACTGCCGCCAGATGAACCTGTCACCCTACCCCAGATAATCTCTTTTTCTACAATAGCAGTGACAAACTCAAATCCCTTATCTGTGGGGTGATCAATCTTTTGATCTTCTGCTGTATATCGCCTTACCTTCGTTTTTTCAAAAGCAACAAGTTTGTTTTCTACTGAAATGGATATTGTTGAATATTCCCCTGCCTCGGCAATAGTCATAGTGTCCATAAAACCAGAAAAGATAATAATAGGGTCAGCTACTAAGTTGCCAGATGAATCGAACGCACCAAGCCTAACGGTTAGAGGTCGGCCTTGATATTCGTGATCTTTTGCCACAGACACTAAAGATGCTTTAACACCTGTAAGTGTAACGTTCATTCCTGTCGCTGAGATGTCAGCACTTTCCTTGATTTCACTAATGCCTAGTAAATCGCCAACACCAAGATAGGTTTCACCGCCATAAGAGAGATCGCCAACACCAGACCATAGGTTTAATTCGGCAGGGCTTTCACTTGAGTCAAATACCATGCGTACAAGGTAGATAGGTCTAACCGTATCAGCGACAAGCGCATCACGCATTGAGGTAGTAAGTGTTCTACTCATAACGCCTCCACACAAGCAAAGGTAAAGCCGTAAATACTAGCCTCATTAATCGACCATCCAATATCGTTAGAAGTCATACGCCATACTGATTTTGGTAAATTGTATTTTACAGCCTGAGATGAAGTTACAGCAACCCTTAATGGTGGCTGAAAGTTTAACGTGGTCGCTCCTGCCGCTTTATCTTGTGTGACTAGGTAAAGGTAATCATTTAACTCAAAGTACGTTCCTGCGGCTACTGCGGCTGTGCCTGAGCCTAGTGTAAATGACTCTGCCCTTATAGCGGCACTACTAACAGTGTTATCCGAAAGAGTGCTTGTATGTAAAGGATTGCCAAAAGTAAAAGTGCCTTCCCTTCCGATAAGGCCAACAATAAATGCTTCAACTGATCGTGCCTCTGCATGACTTAATGGAGGTAGTGATACCTCTGCTTCCCATCTTGCACCTTGATGAGTATATACCTGAGTATCTAAAGTGAAGGGCGATTCAGCAACAGCCACAACACGCTTTAGTCTCATAGACATATTCTGAATGCCTACTGAGGGAAAAGATAAGGGCATTATGCGCCTCCCATTGCTTTGGAGAAGTTACCACCGCGCAACCTAGCGTCTGCAACAGCACCTTTAGCGGCTTGGGCTATCTGTGGCATTAACTGTACGATCTCAGCACGTACGGTTTGCTGTACGCCTGTAGTTACGTTAATCGTCTGCTGTACTACAACGCTACTGCCACCGCTACCCATTTTGTTATTTGGAATAATGTTGCCGCCAGAGTTAGGCATAAATAGTTCTGGGCCACGTTCTCCTACAAGATATGGAGTATTTGCTTGTACTGGGCCACCTAATGCTCTTCCTGATACTCCATCGCCTCCTGTTCTTGCGTCAGGAAACATCATGTCAAACAAAGGCTGAACGATCATGTATTTAATGTACATTTTCATCAAAGCGTCGATGACGGTTTTTGCCATACTCTTCATAGCGTCACCAAAACTCTTAGCACCTGTCATCATGTCAGAGAAACCCTGAACCATTGCATCAATAGAGCCAGTGACTAATGAATTCATTGCGCTATCAAAGTCAAAAACTTGATCTTTTATTCTGCCAAATGCCTCACCTGCCGCATCTTTAAATAGCAAAAATTCGCCAATTAAATTATCAATCCATCTTCCAGAACTATAGACAATAGTTTCAGCTACATCATCGAAGTCTGTTTTAATTTTTTCTGTAGTTTCACCTACTTTGTTTTGAACTTCTAATAGCTTTTCGATCAAAGCACTAAAATCAAACGGAACAAACTCACCGCCAGACAAACTTTCTTGCAGAGTCGCTAATTCTGCTTTAAGTGCAGGAATATCAGCAAATAAGGCTTTTCCTGAGATTGCATTGCCGCGCTCAAGCTGACCTAATATTCCAACAATTTCATTTAATCTTTCTTGATCTTTTTTCATCTCTTCATCAGGAAAGAAACTGTTATATATTCCTTTAATCTTATGCGCCATTTGTCCAAATGCATTCATCATCTTTTCTATTACTTGAATAACAGAAATAAGCGCACCGACAATAGACTTTGCAATCACTTCGCCAATATTCTGAACATCGCCATCAGCGGCTTTTAAACCAAGTTCAGTTAATGATTTTGCTATCTCGTCTATTGCAGGAGCAAACGCGGCAACGGCTTGTCGGCTAAATCCAACAAACAACGTCTTCAAACGATTCATGGAATCATTAGCGGCTTCTACACCGTCTACTGCGTCCTCGGATAAAACTAGACCCAATGCCTCAGCGTCATTAAACATTGCCTGTAAGCCGTCAGAACCTGCGCCTAACGTGTTTACAAGGGCAACACCCTCAGAGTCAAACAGCTTCATAGCTAGTCTAACTTTATCAGCAGAGTTTTTCTGTTCTGCAAAGGCTTTAGAAAGAGCAAGGACTTGCTCTTCTAACGGCATCTTAATTAACTCAGCCGCGCTTAGATTTAATTCTTTTAATGCACCTTTAGCCTCACCAGTACCTCTGGCCGCTTCTGCCGCTCTACGAGTAAAGCGTTGCATTGCCATACCCATAGTTTCAGCAGATACGCCTGTCTGCTCTGCGGCAAATTGGAGTTTAGCAAGAGACCCTGCCGTTGTTCCTATCTTTGATGACATCTTCCCTAATGCATCTATAGAGGACATAGTTTTGATAGTGATAGCGGATAAGGCAACCGTAAAAGCCGCCCCCATCGCTAATGCACTTTTGACAATAGAAGATATTGCGCTTTTAAGAAAGCCACCAACTTTTGCAAATGATGCACTTAAAAGTGGGAATCGGTTTTTAACCTTGTCAATAGTTGCAGAAAGTTTCCTAAACCTTTTTTGTACTGCCGCAAATACTGCTTCTGTGTTATCGAGACCTGCAATAGCAATTTTAATAGGGTTAATCATTTTTCTCGCCAACTATTTTGTGGTATGCAACCCATTCGTTTAAATGACTAACGGGCGTTTGTTCCGCTTCAGCAATACTCATGTGAAGGCGATCAGCCAGAGATAACATGGTCATCCTTGAATGATCGCTTCTCAGTTTTTTTCGTGTTCCTCGGCAGACTCTATCTCAGCAAACATCTGATTGGCTATTTCTGATATGACGCTTGTTTCTTCGCCCATCAAATCTATCCTATCTTCCGCAGACCCGAACAGCTTAGTGCCGCCCTCATCCTCTGCCTTCATGCAAATCAAATCTACCATTGCACTGATAGTCATATTGTTTAAAAAGTTAGGGTGCTTCTTCTGTAACTGATCTAAGTCATAGCACGTAATGCTTCTGCAATATAACTTAAATGCTCCAGATTCGTCACCCCACTCAGGCACTAATACTTCTCGTGCTGATAACTTTCTTCTGCTTCGTAACTCTTTTGCTAATCCCATGGTTTATCCCCTTATACTTGTGCTTCGGTTACATCTCCACTGCACTGAATGGTAAAACTTGCTTCAACCATTCCATCAAATGCTCCACTGATAGAACGAGAAGTTACAATGCCACCGCCTGAAAAGAAAGTCTCGCCTGAACCAGTGCCAGTAGGATAGATTTCAAAATCTACATCAGCACGTTCGTCAAGAATTAACTGCTGTGCATCTGCCTCATCCCAATAACATTCGATAGAAACTGTGTTGGTTTTTAAGCCTTGCTTGTAAGTTCTAGAAGAATCGCCCATTACTGAATCTTCAATAGTGTCTGCTGAACCGTCAAACGTGAAAGAACGTACTTCGCCTACCACGGCAACAGTCGTGCCTGAGACTTGTACTTTTACTACTCCAGATGCGCCTGTTTTAGTCGCCATGATATGTACCTTTTAAGTTAAGTTAAGTTGTGCCGCGAGTATACTGATATACAACGCGAACCGTAATAATGACCCCACCAATGGGGTCAATAGAACCTTCGTCAATCTCAATGTTGATAACTTGCGTATCAATGGCTTTATTGCCTCTGCTACGATCAACATCAAGTCCCTCTTCAATCGCTTCAATTATATTGTTTCTTGCACTGTCAATGGTAGAACCTTTAACAAAGCATACTAATTCGTAATTTATCGTTCCCATCCTTTGGGTTATTGAGCCGCCTATTGAGGCATCTTCTCTGCTCTCATCTGCACTGCGAACAAGAATAGCAGGGTATTGAGCATTAGATAGCTTTTGAAAGTCAAATGGCTCTCTAGTGGCATACTTTACCGCTACTGGGGCTGTAATGCCTTGCAGGGTAGTAACTATGTTGTCTGCTATTTCTTCTCTTACGCTCACTTTAAATACCTTTCAAAAGTTTTGCTTAGAGTTTTTTGTTCATTTCTACTAAACCCAAAAAACGGTCTGCTTTTATTATTCATTGCCGCCTTTTTGGACTCTGCGGCTCTAGTAAAATAAATCTCTGCATATCGACTTGTAGATATTGCTGACATACTCCCCATCATCTGACCAGTAAATTGTAAGTCTGGCTTTGTGCTTCTTCCTTTTTTTAATCTATATGCGGCATAACTTGCGCTATATTTCTTAAAAAATGTTCCTTTAAAACTTCTTCCCTTAGAAGTTCTATCCTCAATGATGTTAATTCCTTTTAAGGCTGTAATTAATAACGCTTTTTTGACACTTGACTTTAAATCTTTATTTTTCTTTTTTAAAGACCTAGATGCTTGCCGAAAATCAGCGTTAACTTCAAACTTCATTACCTATCGAGCCTATTAGCATTCAGTGCATTCTTTTCATCATTGTCGATAGTGCCATCACCATCATCATCATATTCTACACCATCGCCAAATATAGCCTCTAACTCTTCACCATATCTTGCGCGGTAGAATTCTATCATGCCCTGAAATCTGTCACCATCAACCCAATTAGTAAGTTGCGGTAGAGCATAACGCCATAGCACCAAATAAGATGCACAACGTGTAAATTGAGAGTCAGTGAGTTTACTGTTATCCATCTCACCTGATATGCCTTTTTTAGCCCACCATTTGATGCGCAATTCTCGCTCAATATCTGCTTGCGCTTTAGCGTGATCATCAGAAAAAGATGATATTCCAAGCGTCAATATATCTGGGACTAAATCAGTTAAATTTGTGTCGTTAGAAAATGCCATGCTTCACCTATGTAAAAAGCCCCCTCCGAAAAGGGGGCGATATAGTCTTACAGAGTTGCGTCACCTAGAACTTCAACACCGTAGGAATCGTCCAACTCGCCTACACCGTAGACAGCAGTTGCATTCAATTCCCAAGCGCGGAGGCTCTCATCACGCTGTGGAGCGATCTGGAAGTCACGCTTCATAGCAATAGCAAGTGCTTCTGGTGCAAATACAGCACCTTTGCAATCACCGTTGCCATCGATAGTAACGTTAGCTGATTCATAAACGTCAATACCTGCGATAGTTCCAACGTAGCCATTACGCATAGCTTCGTTCTGAACGTCACCACCATTCGGAT